TATATCTTTGTTGCTGAATTATCTATTCTTGTAATCTTTGCAAGAAAATAATCCTCACTAAGATTTGTAGACACCCCTTGAGAAGCATACTTTCTGCCACCCTGTGGTTTTATCTGTATGCCATCACCCCACCTTCTAAAAGACTGATTCCATGATAATGTCCTATGAAGATGTGATGCCCTTGCCTGAACTTTAATAAAATCTCCAACTGTAAATGCTTTATCTGATGCTTCAGCAAATGCTATGCTCTTTTCACTGGCATTTATTACTGCCTTCGTCCACAACCTTGACTTAGGAAAGTTAGTTTGTAATGTTATTGAACCATTCGGACTGTAACTACAGAGCCTTTGTATCGTAGGTAGAACTGCATTAGAGTATGCAGTTGACCCAATAGTATTAGAAGTGCTATTTTGTTTTAATCTTTTATTTGATACTCTTAATTCTTGGTCAGGATGAGCACTTCCCTTATTATGTTCCATAGTCCAAGTTCTCTTCTTATCTATGGTCATATCGTCATAGAAAGGATACACACCATGATACCAATCCCATCTTCCAAACGTGATATTTTTCTTACCAGTATAAGTAGAGAAATGGTAGCTATAGAATTTTCTTTGATTTAAAATGTTATAATCATGTGTTTTAGTCCACCTATGATATAGTTGAGGAGTCCATGTTCCTATACTACCCTTAGGCAAGGTGTTATTAACATACTTTCTTGTTACTCCATACTTAGGAATAGACAATGTAATTGTAGGCTCTACAGTATAGTAAGTTCTTCTGGGGTATGATTTACTTACAAGTCCGGGGATATCTCCAGATGTCAAAACGGATACAGATTCTTTTTCATTCATATCTCCTGTTACAGAAATATTCTTTATGTCAGAATCTTTTGGATAAACCCCCTTCTTACCAAACATAAATATATCAGGCTTATTAGTTCCAACATATTTAACCATTGCCCACTCATTAGCCTTATGAATAACTGCACACCATTTTATTCCTACTTCAACATTCCTATCATACTGATGAGTACCTACTCCATAACCATTATCAAATTGCCCCTTTGCCCACCATCTAGGAGTTTGCCAGCTTGCATATCCACCACTTACCTTGGCTGGAGGATTACTGCCAGACTTTGCATATATCTCTACCTCATCGGAACCAGCATTATATGCACCAGTTCCTTCTCCTCCACTTTTATTCCCATCTCTAAGTAAGAATAATATAGAATCATATGCTAATGGGAGTATCCATCTTTCGTTAGCACTATCTGTATATGCACTTAGAGTAGTTATATCTTTAGTTTGTATTTCCTGAGCAAATGTTATAACTCCATTACATACATCAAGACTGGTGATTGACTTGCCTGTTGCATCTGTGGTTTGGTTGAAGGGGCTTCCTGCATCTCCCCCCTGACTAGCATCAAGTGTATCAAACGTATTTACAGTCATTGAGGAACTACTAAGGGCAACAGTTTCTATAAACTGAGCATCCCAGCAAATAAAGTAGTTCTCCTTAAAAAGAAACCCATTACTATGTTTAGTAAGAGGCCCAGACTCTACTAAGTTAGTAGTCCATCCCCCAGAACCATCTGGCTGACGAGTAACAACCTTCCAGTTAGCTGAATCACTATCATCTATCCAGTAAGGCTGACCACTATAGTAGTAAATCTTTTTATCATCAGTGTTAGAATCTGCCCTGTGTTCTTCTAAGGATGGGGCATCACTATAAGGAGGGGTGTTTGATGCTGTGCCTGTATCTACTGCACCAAACTTATCTGAATCTAGCTTTAGTAGGTGTGATCCTTCCGCAGGTCTTAGTCCCCTAGAACCTTCTGAGACAACAGAACCTGTAATAATAGACTGAGGAGGTAGTGAAGGCCCAAGATTCCTAGATACGTTTTCTTCATCATTAATTATTTCTTCAAACTTTGGTCTTTTATTGTTGTATGTTTTAACAACACCAATACCAGACTCCTCAAAAGACACAGCTTCTGAGTCACGTATCCACTCACCTCGGTAGTGGTAATGACCAGCATCAGTCAGCTCTTCAAGCCCGTCACCGGGTTCAAGGGCAAAGCCCTTTAAGTTTATATCAAGAGCTTCTTCTCCTTGGTCATCACGTAAATTCTGGGGATCAATCTCATTAGATATCCCACCAGTAAACTGTCTAAGTACATTCCTTGGCATCTATCACAACCCCTTTATTATTTATATATTGTCTCACGTAGGATTCTGAGGGAATACCTTTGGATTGCATTTATCTGCTAATAGTTTTGTAAGGTTAACTTCTTTTATTATTTCTTCCCTCTGAACTTCTTCAGGTGTAAGCTTCTCACGTATTGTATCCGTATAACAATCGCAAATTTGCCAAACTAATATCTGCGTCATGTATGGATGTTTGTGCCTCCAGCTCACTGAGCACACTTGCCAAAGACTCCGTATTTCTATTGTTTGAAAATTGCCATTGTACTTTGGTTTTATCTGAGTGGTTTGTTGGCAACTCGAAGTCAGGCTCAAAGTCAACAACAAGGCCACAATCCAATTCAAGCGTAATGCCCATTTTAATATGTCCATACTGTAGGTCTTGGCCCTTCGTCTGGAGATAGTATATCAAGGTGAACAAACCTTTTAGAATGAGTACCTTTCTGGCTCATTCCTACACCACTAACTCCATGTTTTTGTGCGACTGCAAAAAGTCTCATTGCATCTGCACCAGAGATTAATATATCTGCTGCCTTTGCATATGTATGAGGCCCATTCTTTCCAGTGCTTGATACCCTTGCATTGTGTTTTTCACATCTGTATCCAGATGTTACCTTTAATGGACGTTGCATTTCATCCCTAATAGATTGTAAGGTCTTCATAAATTCTTCATCCATGTCAGCTTTACCACAACAAGTGCAAGCCATCTCGTCTGTCGTAAAGTTCTGTGTAATGTGCATAGCTATCCCTACTATAATAATTTTACCAAAATGCCTACGAGTAATAATAGAACCTTTCGGGAGCTATTAACCATTGATACTCTTTTCATAGGCTTGTAATATCTTGTCGTCAACTTCGTTTTCTGTAGATTCAACAAGCCGCCTTAAGAGTATTAAAATTACCTGCTGTAGAAGCTTCTCGCTAAGCATCGACATACACATTGTTTTTACTGTGCCCCCAATTAAAGGGGCTAATAAACCTATCATCTAATGATCTCCTGTAAGTGAATTAAGTTTTTCAGAGTTCTGATTAACCTGAAACTTGATTACCTTAACATCCCCACTTAACTCTGAGACTGTTACCAGTAACCATGAAATGCTGGCAATAACTAAACTGCCAACTACAAGAAGTATATTGTTAACGCTCATAGGTTGTCCCATATTTAGTGTGCTGTTATTTTTCCTACTTGAATACGGATGTTTGTGACAATTTCTTTTAGCTCTTTCATCTGATATGAAAATGTATTTTCAGCCTCATGTAAATGTTCTAAGTGTATTGAATGCTGAGAAACTGTTTCTTCCAAATCTAATACAGTACTAAAGAGCCATCCTACGATTCCCAATAATCCTGCTACAACTAAAGGTGTAAAAGTTTTTACTAAAGCATGATCTGTAGCAGCAGTTAAAGCACTCCCATTACCGTTTGCTGGCATTATTTGTCTCCATTTTGTTCTTCATGTTCTGCATCCCTTTTCTCACGAAAGAAGTAATCGGTAATCTTAACAAGTACGGCAACATATGTACCGACCAGTATATTGACAAGATCACGTGAAGTTTCCTTAACCTCTGCATAAAACAGTAACCATAATAAGACCAAGAACGTAATTGCGTTTGCCACCGCAATCGTATAACGTGCCCAGAAATTAAGAAGCTTTCTATTCTCGACCGGATCACCGCCACCTCCTAATAATGATCTGTGAACTTTTTTGCTCATTCATCACAATTTTTTATGCATTCCCAATAGGGACTTTTATTAAACTTATTTGCCTGTATTGTGCCCTTCCAAGGCTTATCGGCTTCCCAGTAACCTATATTCTGTGGAGTTGCACACGCATTTGCTATGAAGCTGTATATGATTAATATATATAACCCCCATTTCCATAAGAACAACTCAATCATTCTGGTTTAGTAGGCCATGTAATATCGTCAGGATCACTTTGAGTTGGCACGTCCCTCAAGTCCTGCCTATAGGTTTTCATATTATCTGCAAGTGTATTGTCTGACAATGCTAAGTAGTCTGTCTCTTCTAACTTCCTGTTTCTCTCTGCTCTTACATTAGTCCACTTGTCTGCCAGTAACCTTGCGTCCTTTGCTGAGTCATCACCTACAAAGTGGGAACGAACATACTGCTTTGGATCGTGGCTTTCCCCATTTATGTCTAGTATTTCTTCTGCATCCCTTTTGGAAGCATAGTATTTGATGTTGTAAGTTATTCCTTCTGGTTTACTAGAAACATAATCGTCTAACTGAACAAGTCTTGCCTGAACATCTTCATCTGTGCATTCAACTATCGTGTAACCAGTTTCACCTGAGTAATCTACAGTTGGTGGATCACCAGAAGTTATTGTAGCTAACCACTCCCAATACTCAGGTTTGGTTAAACCTTTAGTCTTTCTCCTGCATTGCCATTCAGTTTCGTGGACTTGCTGGATTACATTTGATTTATGAGAAATATACATTATTTCGTCCTTGTTATTTGAAATTGACTATAAGTAGTATTACTCCCTCCCCAACTTCCTAAATTTTGAATATAATCACCTCTTTTCAAAACTAAATCGATAGTAGTTGCAGGGGTATCGTGGTTGCTAGTACCTCCATGAGCTTGCATTACTACCGTTCCATTAACAAAAATTCGACAATGCTCATTATCATCCCTTCTGATAGTCTGAGAATGAATTGTATATTGCCCATCAACCAAACAAATCATTCTGTCATAAGAAATAGCAAAATCTTTATTCATAAAATCACTATAGTCTGTTCTACCTCTCCACTTAGTAAATATTTGTATCGTAGAACCACTATAAGATACATCTGCACCACCAGTACGAATACATAAATGCCCAATATAACTCGTATCCCTCGTAACCTCATCCCATGTCTTTCCGTCTGGAGTAACCACTAGATTGTGTTGTTCCATATTCCTGTCACCTCCTACCAACTCATGTAGGTATGGTGTTTCAAATGTCTGGTAGTGGAAACTTGTGTGGATTGGAGTAATAACCTCATAGCCATTACCACGAAAATATTTTGGGTTGTCGTCCACTGGGCCCAATTTAGATGTATAAGTACCAATATCTAAACTATGAATACCACCAAAATATCCGTTGCCTGTTGCAGTACTTTGATCTAATTCATTAGAAGAAGCACTACCAAAAAAAGTACCACCAGAAAAGTTAGTACCATCGTTAGTAAAATCTAATGTTGAACCTGAGCTAGTGTTAGCTTCATATCGATTAACAACACCAGACCCAAAGAACGGTAATTTTTGTAGATATCCATTTGTGTTACCGTAGGTGTAAAAACCTTCTGGATACATTGAAGACAAAGATAGGTTTGCTGAACCTCCATCAAAAAATACATCTCTTGATATGCTTAGTATTCTGGTTCCCTTACTTAATTTTTCCACACCAACAGCACCTTGTATCACAAAATCTGCCATCAGCATGTAGTCTGCCAGCACTACTGCATCCTCTGGGATTGGAGGCTTCTTGGGTTGGTGGATGTGCATTTCTGTAAAATACCCATAATTGTCTCCCACATCACCTAAACTAACACCATCAATAGTTGTTGTTGCTGTGTTTGAATTTGTTCTTGCAACTTTTAAAATATGAGTACCATAAGGCAAGTTTGCCAAAGTATCTTGATTTGTACCATTTGATATTATACTGTGGGATAAACCAGTCCCAATAAAAGTCATATAAAATAAATCAGTAGATTCTCCATTGTGACCACCCATTTCTGTGTTTGAATCTGTTCTTACATTATCACCAGATATACTGGTTAGTCCATCATCCATAACGTAGGCAATATCATTGTCTCCATCACCTACTAATGTACTTGCATCTTTATAATTAGCATTTCCATTAGCC